TTGGCTTCGGACCGCTGGAAGTCGCCGAACTGGCGCGCGTTCACCTCTGCCTGCTCGGTCTCCGCCTGGCGCATCCGCGCGATACCGATGCCCAGTGCTTCGCGCCGCTCGATCGCCTTCTGCTTCTGGCGGACGTACTCCAGCGGATCGTCCCGCTCCAGCTCCTTCCAGTCGATCTGAGGCTCTCCCTCGATCGTGGTGAGGAGCTGCTCGGTCGCTGCGGTGAGCGCCTGGAGCCCTTCGGCTTCCTTGGCGCGGAACACGGTCTCTCGCTCGGTGAGGGCGGTCTGCTCGGCGTCCAGCGTGGCGCGCTCGCCGGTCAGGGCTCCGCCGCCCTGGTAGGACGCCACCACATCGGCGAGGGGGACCTGCTCTCCGTTCACCTCGACGGCGACGGATTTCAGGAAGTCCTCTTCGCTGAGGTCGTAATCCTTGGCGAGGTCGGCGATCCCGGAAAGCTCGACGCCTTCCGCCTCTTCGCCCTCGGCTTCTTCGCCCTCAGCCTCTTCGCCCTCGGCTTCTTCGCCTTCGGCGGCGGCTTCAGCCTCTTCGCCTTCGCCTTCAGCGGCTTGCCCGCCCGCCTCTTCGCCTTCGGCGGCGGCGGCGGCGGCTTCGGCTTCGTCCTCGTCCTCGTCGTTGGGTCGGACTTTCAGCGCGTCCGCGCCGAGATCGGCGAGGGCGTCTACTGCTGCGTCGTCATCGAGGCCGACGAGACTGGGTGCTTCTTCAGAGGTCTCCCTCTTCTTCGCCATCTACGCTCTCTTGAGCGTCCGTCGTCGCGGCGAGCTTGCCTGTATTCAGGATGGTCGTCAAGGCTGCCTTGAAGGTGTCGAGCCCAAGCAGTACGTGATAAGCATCTTCTCGCTGGTTTTGCTGCGACGGCTTACTGGACCGGATGGCGTTTAGCCACAGCGTCTCGATGTTCGTAAACACCTCTTGACACAGAGGGTTTTCGAGCATCTGCCGCGCGGTCTCACCGCGGGCTATCTCCTCGTCATTCGACCGGGGCATCGCCAAGCGGATTTTCTGCGAGGGGCTGGTTCTCGAACGCCTCCATGCCCTGCTTCATGCGCCTGTAGAGGCTCTCGATCGTTCCGCGCGGGGCGCCGTTGCGGGTCCGCTCGTACACCTCCATGAGGTTCCGACACACCACGTAGCCCTCGGGCGTGAGGTACTCGATCGGCAGATCCACGATCGGCTTGCCCAGCGGGTCGCCGTCCGGGAACTGGGTCGCGAGCGCGGCCTCGTGCGCGATGGCGGCGGCGTCTCTGCCGTAGGTGGTGCCGGTGCCGGGGATCGATCCCCCGCTCTCGGATTCGGGACCGCAATCGGCGCCCTCGGGCTGCGCGTTGGGCATCGGGTCGTTGGGGTCGGGCATCGTCTACTCCTTCTTCGGGGCGGGCTTCTCTGCCGCCTTGGCCTTCGTAGCGTCCGCCTGGATCTTGGCAACCTGTAGCCGGGTTGTCGAGTCCGTTTCGATCCGCTTCTCCTCCATCTGGGTATTCGCCGTCAGCTCGGCCATGCGGAACTGCTGGAGCCCGGTCTCCTTCATGGCGGTGATGCTGACCTGTTGGCCCTCGACCTCCAGCTTCATCTTGTCGATCTGGCTCCGGAGCTGCTGCACCTGGACCTCGACCGGCGGCGGCTGCTCGGGGCGCTCCTTGCCCTCCGGGTCCTGGAAGAACAGCTCCGGGATCGCGAAGCCCATGGCCTCGCAGAGCTTCTTCGCGAGGTTCCAGAAATTCTCGGGCGTGACGAGGTAGTCGCCGAAGCCCTTATCCACGAGCTGCGCCTGTAGATCTAGGAGCCGCTGGAGGTGTTCGAGGCGCTCCGTCGCCTGGCCGACCCCGAGCCCGACCTCGATCGTGACGTCCATCTCGGCGTCCCAGGACGCCGGATCGACCGGGACCCACTCCCCGCGCAGGCGGACGACGCGCTTCTTGCTGGGCGACTCGATCATCTCCCGCAGCATGTTCTTGAAGAGCGAGAGGATCCCCGTCTTGGCGAATACCCGACCGATCAGGTCGATCTTCGCCTGCGACGCGCTCATGATCCGCATGATGCCGGTCGCCGTCTGGTTCAGCGTGGAGGCGTCGAGGCCCTGGTTGTAGCGGGTGACGCCCGTCCGGTTCTCCTTCATCGTCTCGGAGAACTCCAGCATGGAGAACGCCATCGGGCCGAAGGGGCTCGTCACGATCGGGTTGATCATCCCGGGCGCCGTGGTGCGGACGATCTGGCCGGGGCGGGAGTTGAGGAGATCGTCGATCTCCACCGCTGCCTCGACCACCTCTAGGCGCGTGTTGTTCGTCAGGTAGAGGTTGTCGAGCATCTGGCGAACCAGCGTCGAGCGGATGCGCTGGAGATCCTTCACGAGGTCTGCGGGGCAGTCGCCGAAGAACTTGAAGGGCATCGGCGACGGGCAGAGCACCGAGAAGGGGTTTCGGTTGACGTAGTGATCCGTGAGGATCTGCACGGTGGAGGAGCCCACGCAGAGGATCCGCCGCAGCTCCGAGTAGCCGTCTCCGTCCTCGTCGATACGGATGATGCAGTCGTTCACCCACAGCTCGCGGGATGCGACGTCCACCCGGTCGCTTTCGAGCCCGGGGACGTTGCCGTCCTCTGGCCGGCGCTCCAGCGCTCCCATGCTCCACTCGGGATCGTCCTCGTCCGGGAGATCCTCCATTTCGCCCGGGTCGAAGCCCAGCGAGATCAGGTCCGAGATCGTCATCTTCTTCCGGATGCCGCAGAAGGGGGTCCTGTCGTCGAGTGTGCGTGCGCGCTCGGCGATCATGAACTCCTCGGGCGGGATGCCCTCGACGACGATCTGGCCGGAGCGGACGACCCGCTTGATCGTGACGTCATGAAGCTCGCCACCCTCGGGGTCCGTGGTGTCCGGGTAGGCGGAGTGTTCGAGCAGCTCCACCTCCTCGCCGTCCATCAGCATGACCAGCTCTTCGTCGTTAACCTCGCGCAACGTCTCGATCTGGGGCTCCACCCGCTCGTCGTAGTAGCAGCGGACGAAGCCGCACTTCTCGATCAGAGCGGTCTTGAACCACTCGTAGAGCACCATGAAACCGTTGTTTTCTTTCTCGAAAACGTGGTTGATGTAGGCGGTAGCCTGCTCGGCTGCCTTCTGGCGCTCTGGTTCGGGGCCGGTTGGCTCGTAGCGGACCGTCACCTGTCCGCCTGAGAACATGCGCATCAGAGACGGCATGATCCACTCGACCGTATCCCGCACGTCCGAAAGGACGACCTGGCTGCGTCCTTCCTGCTCGTTGCCGAACTTCTCCGCGCGGTAGTAGCGCAGCGACTCGGCGCGCTGCTCGGCGATCTCGGACCCGTCACAGCCGATCGACGTGGAGATCTCCTCCCCGAGGATCGCCTGGATCTCGTCCTGTTCGAGCGCTTCGATGGTGGTAGGAACTGCCGGCTCTTCGCCGAGATCCTCGAACCCAAGACTGTCGGACACGGCCCTAGCCCCCCGCGTCGCGATCCGTCGTCTCTGCCTCCGGAGTGCCGATCCCCAGCTCTCTCAAGGTCCGTGGGATCGGAGGAATCAACAGGGGCTCTTCGCCTTCGTTCGGGTTGGCGAGGTCCCCCTTGAACGCCTCCACGATACCCTCCAGCCGGTCCACCTTGTCGAAAAGCTCATTGATGTCGCGGCGGTTCAGGTGCGGAGAGATTTCTTTGCGCTTCGGCATCGGTCTCTTTCTACACGATCGCGAGGTCCGGCGCGAGCTTGTCCCGGTGCCGCATCTTACGGCGTCTCCCGGTTGCGAAGGTGCGAAAGGCGTCCGAAGGGTGCGAAGTCCAGTCGTGGCGGGGCTTCTCGCGGAAGATCGGCTTCCCCTCCGGATCTCGTATCCCCGTGTCTTCCTTCGTGTATTCCTGGAGCGCCCGGATCCCACGCGAACATTTCACCTTGTCCATCCAACACTGATGGAGGATGCGCCGCACGGCGTCGATGCCGTCCCCGAGATCCATCTTCGGGATGACGCGCATCCGCAGCCCCATCTGACCCGCCTTCTCTATGCGCGAGATCCCGGTCCCCAGCTCGCGGACCGCGGCATCGTGCGGGACGAGGTGCTCGTCGTAGGCGTAGGGCTTCTCGCGCAGCATCTTGTGGTAGTGGTCGAGGCCGACGCCACTCGACTCGTAGTAGTCGATGCAGCGGATCTCTTCCCGGATCTCCTGGATGAACCAGATCGCCATCGCGTCCGCCATGCCGAGGTCCCAGGCGGTCGTGACGGGCTTCGAGGGCTCCCAGGGCACAACGCAGAGGCGGTTGTCCTCCCTCATCCGCGTCATGTGCTCCCCGTAGTAGCTGCCCTGGAGCGGCGCCTCGAAGGAGCAGTAGAACTCCTGCTTGACCATCTCCTCGGGCATCCCGGCGTCGCGCGCCTCCTGGATCGCCTCCAGGCTGATCGCGTTCGTGTCGTCGCGGGTCAAGATCTGCGCGAACCACTTGGGGTCATCTTCCACCTTAAAGTGCTGGAAGTGCGCATGGTTGTGGCCCCGAGGTGTGTAGATGAACAGCGCCCAGCCTCCGTTCTCGGCGAGGATCGGCATGATCAGCTCCCAGACCGCGGGGCTCATGAGCGACCACTCGGAGAAGATCACGCCGAACGGGTTGGCGCCCACCAGCTTGTCCGGGTCGTCGCCGCCGATCACCTGATAGAGCGAGCCGCCCTGGAGCCAGAGG